TTCAGTATTATCGGCTATGTAATAATATGCTCCGTGTCGGTAGCGATGTTTTTGTATAACAGAAAAGAGGGGTAAAAACTATGAAAAGAAAATGTTGGTTGAAGGTAACACATATGAATTTGCACATCTCGTGCTTGAACTTCATGAAGATATTTGCAAAGAGGCAAATTTTACATTTGACGATGTAGTCAATTACTACAGAAGCCGCACCGATTTTAACGATGGTGTTTTCACACTTTATGGAAACAACGTTAAATATTTTTTCGATTGCGAGATGAATTTCCGCGGAACAAAATGCTAAAACAACCCTGATGAGTCTTTGAAAATTAAGACGAAACGCCGTGAGGCGTCGGTTGTAAAACCAAATTTTTATTTTAGTGAGGTAATTATCATGACAGTCGCTGAGTTGAAAAAGAATCCGAATTTTTACAAGCATCATCTTGCCTGCCATATGGGATATGAATCCCGTAAGGAAAATCTCGATGGCACATACGGACACGTTGAGCCGTACGAAGGTAAGTTCGGTAAGGGCTTCATTCATATTGCCCCTCGTTGGGACACAACGAGATATGTATACGTCATCTACTACATCGAAAAGTAAAAAGCAGAGGCCACTGAAATTATTCAGTGGCCTCTTTGTTTTATGATGTGACTTTTTTCAGAAGATCAATGTACTCCTGTTTTTCAATCACGTCTTCCAATTTACAATCAAGAGCAATGCATACTCTCAAAATTGTACCAATATTAGCGTGATCGAAATCCCTAGAACCTTGCTCATAATGCTGTAATACTCGCACATTGATTTCGGCTTTCTCAGCAAGCTGAGACTGAGACAAGCCTTTGGCCTGCCTCAGTGTTTTCAGTTTTGTCATATGTTACCTCCTCAATATTCATTGGTGAATAGTATCGTCGTGTAAGAACGATCGTACTCAGTAATTATATAGATGTCGCCATATTCACTATTATAGCGTGCGACAATTCTATCGTCACCTCTATCATTCATGTGTTTATCTTCAGTAGGCAAATCTCCCCAATCATGCTTCTTATATCTTTCCAAACTACTAAACACAAAATGATAAAATAAATAATTTTCCACTACTGCATTTCCAACTGTTCGTGTCATTACTGTTTGACCAAGTTCCATGTTCATCTTCTCCTTTATTGTGTGTCTGATATTATTATACAACGATTGTGGTATGATGTACACCAATTGTTATATGGTTTGATTCTCAAAACACAACAGGTTATATTGCACAAGAAAATAACTTGAACTTTGGTTGTTTTGGCCATGTACAATCTACAACAAATGTTGTATAATAAATAATGTAATCAACAACAAACCAAAACGGAGGTCAAATATTATGAACATCGAAAACATGACAAGCAAAGAACTCAAGGCAATGGCAAAAGAGCTGAAGGTCAAGAACTGGTGGAACCTTAAGAAAGCAGAGCTCATCGCTGCTATCCAGAGCATCCAGAATGACACTGAGGACGCAGAAGAAACCACTAACGAAGAATCTATCGTTGAAGAAGAAAATGTGTCTGAAGACTACACAATCGTTACTAAAAATTCAAATGGAGGTGTGACTGTTATTGCTGAATGTCATCACGAAGATATTACTCAGAACGCTCAGGATGACTCAGAAGAAACTGAAAAACCTGCTAAGAAGTCTCGCGGCAAGATGATTGAGTATAACGGTGAATCCAAGAACCTGAATCAATGGGCAAAGGAACTTGGAATGAGTGGTCAGACACTCTTCGCAAGAATCTATATTTCTGGTTGGACAGTTGAAAAAGCATTCACTACACCAACTAAACCAAGAAAAAAGAAAACGGAGGAAGAAGCATGAACAAAATTGCAGAAAACTTCAAAAAGAACCCAAAATTGAAGCCGAATGCCAAAATGATAGGTGAAGATGGAAACATCTTCAACCTTATTGGGATCGCTCGTAAAGCTATCCGGCATATTCCTGAAGCGTACAACGAGATGCGTGACAGAATCTATTGTGCACAATCATACGATGAAGCGCTGGAAATTCTGAGCGAATATGTAAATATCATCTGAAAAAAGGCCACTCAATTTTTTGAGTGGCCGAATTTCATATCATGTAAAGTAATTCACCGATTTCATATTCGTCTGTGATTCTAAAACGAATGAATGATTTCCCTAAGGTCATTTGAAACCATCCATTTTGGATTTCGTATTCATGTCCTTTGAATTCAAGTTCATCGAGTAAATCTAATAGCATTTTGTTTCCTCCTTAATTGGTATATTCTTATTATACATCTATTGTTGTACATTGTACACTGTTTTATGAGGAAATCTTTGTGTATTTTGACTATGTACAAACTACAACAATTGTGGTATAATAATAACTGTAATCAAGCTGAAGAGCTTAAACTAAAGGAGAAATTAAAAATGAAAAATTTAGAAATCGGAATGAATGTTGAAGCATATAAGAGCCACTGCATTGGAATAATCATTGACAGCAGTACTTACAGTGGAAAAATCATCAAGGTAAATAAGAAATCAATTCGTGTACAGCTTGAACACATTGTTGCAAAGCATGGCAATAAGATTGTAAGCGATACAGACTATGTCGCAACAGTTACTTATAAATTTTGGAAGACAACTTCCGACGGTAGAGACATCTATGTCAGTGACGGTAGAATTTACGGAATCATTGAAATCACAAAATAAATTCCCCTGATGAGTCTTTGAGAATTAAGACGAAACACTCTCGAAAGAGAGTGTCGGGAATAACTCCCAGAAAGAGGTAATTATCATGGAAAAAATTATTGAAAAAATCAAAAAGCTTCTCAATATGACTCAGGAAAACGGTGCTTCTGAAAATGAAGCAATGGTAGCTGCTCTCAGAGCACAAAAGCTCATGGCTGAATACAACATCAACGTGGCTGATATCGAAACCCCTGATGACAGCATGACGATCATTGAAGAATCATTTGTATGTGGTAAGGGTGACAAATGGAAGGTTAGACTTGCTGCAATAATTGCAAAGAACTTCAGATGCAGAGCTTATTTCATCGACAAATCCAAAGTTGTATTTTATGGATATGAGAGCGATGCGAAGATTGCTCTGGACGTTTTCAAATTCCTCTTCACAACTGGAAATAAGCTTGCAGACAGATGCTATTATGAATATTATAAGAAAGGTGAAAACACTCGTGGAGTAAAAAACACATTTCTCTTGGGATTTTGTCAAGGTATCAATGATGTACTTGGCAAGCAGTGTGTTGCACTCATGATTGTTACGCCTGAAGAAGTCAAAAAATCTTTTGATGAAAAAACTGCGAATTGGAAAACAGTTCAGAGCACATTGAAAACCAATAACGACATAAGAGCATTTGAAAAAGGAAGAAACGAGGGTAAAACCTTGGCAAACAGTCGTTCTATCGAAGGTTAACTCAGATTCGTCTGGATGCGCCTTATTTTCTGCAAATAATATTCACGTAATACACATCAGAAATAGCTGGATGCGATTCTGGTCGCATTCTGAGCACAAATGGTATATACTATCTTCGTACATACTCATATAGCTCAAACGTTGATACTATCGCATTCAGCTTCTTCTGAAAGTATATTATTTGCCTGATGTAATATACAAATAATATACTTGTGTACATAATACATCTATTGTTGTATAATGAGATTATACCAATAGAGGAGGTCATAAAAATGACAAAAGACTACAAAACATGGAAGCAAGACAAAATCAGAAGTGAGGTATATGAAGCACTAGCAAATATAATGTTTGAAAATGAAGGAACCAAAGAAGATATGGACAAAGCACTCAAATGGTTCAACGATAAATTTTACGAATATGAAGAATAAAAATAAAGCCACTCGAATGAGTGGCTTTTATAATGCGCTCAGATGCATCAGAATCGTTCAGGATGCGTTTTTATTTGTTTGGCGCTAAATTACCTTATATTTTATTGATAGCGCTTAGAAGCTGTTCAGGCGTCTTGTGCGTATATACTCTTTCTGTGACATCATTGCTAGTATGTCCAAGTATTCGTTTGATTATTGTTCTGTCAACGCCAGCATTATCCAATAAGGTTGCAGTTGTATGTCGACAATCATGTGGAAGATGGCTCATTTTCAGCTTGGTCATGATTGGTGTAAATTGGCGTTGTATGTAATTGTTGTAAGAAAATTTCTTGCCTGTTGGGCTTTGCACCAAATATTCTTGATCGAGTTGCTTTTTGACTAATGGCAAAATTCGTCTGTGAATTGGAATTGTACGATTTTTGCTCGCTGCTGTTTTTATTCCTCCAATCATAATACAAGAATCTATGTCAATGTCATCACATCGTATCTCCAGAAGCTCTCCAACGCGCATTCCTGTGTATATCATAATCAATATTGTATCAACGTAAGGTGTATCCAGATTGCCCCAGAGCAGTTCTATTTCATCGTCTGAGAAAGGAGTACGTATTATCTTAGTTGTCATTTCTCCTGCATCAACAAATTGCGAATAATCTTTCTCAACGATGTCATTCTCTAATCCAAATTGATATAGTTGTGAAAACAATGTTTTGATTTTGCTTCTTACTTGAAATGACAGATGTTCATTCTCAGTAATTACTTTTTGCATGTGTATTTTCTTGATCTGTCTGAATTTCATATCGTGAAGCCTTGAGCATTTATTGAAAGACGTTCGATAGCCTCTAATATTACTTTGCGAAATCTTCGGAAATTTCTCTTCAGACCATTTTTCGTATATCTCAGCGAATGTGATTTTGTTGGCATCTAAGTCGTATGGGTCATCATTGTATTTTGCCAATGCAATCAGTGCATCACTTCGTTCTTCGTAATATCCAATATTCTTGTACTTTTGCTTGCCATCATCTGTCCATCCAATTGTTATCCTGGCACACCAGGGTCTTCGGCGATTTCCTCCTAATTTAAATACTGATCCATATCCATTTGGATTTTTCATAGTACATTCTCCTTTGTTGTCCAAGTCAAGATAATATAATAACTCTATATTACTATTATATCTACGCCATAATTTTTCACCGTTAAAAAAACTTAACGTATAAGCTTATATAAAATGAGCATTTTAAGTTGAATTGTTGAATTGGAAGTCAAAAAACCATTGATATTGCGCACTTTTTTGCAAGTCAAGATCATTCAAATAATGTTGAATTGGTTGAATTTATCTTGAATTTTGATTTGTAATAAAATTGTCATAATCACCCCTCAAATTCTTCTAAATTTGTCTGCAAGTTTCTATAATACTCTACGTAATATACAAAGTACATACGTTCTATTTTCGCTATTGATTAGAGACAACTATCTTACTATAATGAATTTACCGTCTCGGTAAGAAAACTGAACTATTTGTTAAAAATGAACTGTTATTCTAATATAACTTTGTGAGCTTTGCCATATTTACAAATGCTGGAAAAAGCTGTATAATAAAGAATGTAACAAGCGCAGTTCAGTACAGCGAATGTTATACTAAAATAATTTTAAGGAGGTGATGAACATGATGAATTCGACACTGTTGAAATCAAAAATGATTTTGTGTGGTGATGAGAAATTTTCTCAGAGTCTTTCAGATTTATTGGGGGTCAGTCGTCAAACTGCTACTAATAAATTGTGTGGTAAAAGTTCATTTAGTCAACATGAGATTGCTGTCATTGCAAAACGTTATTGTCTGACTAATGAGGAAATTCGGAAAATTTTCATTGAGGATGATAGTAACGATGACAGTGAAGGAAGCTGCTAAGCTACTTGGAAAAAGCGAACAATTCGTAAGAATTGGTTTACAACGAGGAATTTTACCATTTGGATATGCTGTGAAAATGTCTAGTAAATGGACGTATCACATTAGTGAACATAAGATATATGAATATATCGGAAAGGTAAGTTAACTATGAGAAAGTTTATTGTTGGTGAACGTTATAAGGTAGGCGGAGATTCTTCCGAAATCGGAAACATCATCGAAATCACAAAGGTTGATTGCACTTGGTGCTATTACAAGAACATTGAAAGTGAATGCACCTTCGATCGATTCATGCCTGGTTCTCAATTTGCTGAAACATTGATTCCGGTTGCAGCAAGAAAATTCGATGAAGAGAAGATCGTCATTACTCGCAAGGGTAATAAGACAATCGCAAAGTATTATCTCAACGGTGAGGTAATGGAAGAAGGACTTGCAAGATGCTGCCCTGAAGATGAGTTTGATTTTGAAACAGGCACATGGCTGGCAGTTTTTCGTATGTTTGAAGCGATGAAGAATTCTGCTTTTGATTGGAATGCTTTTGCAGCTGGTAAAATTAAAAAAGCGGTAACTCGTGAAAATATTGATGCGTTCCTTAAGGAGTGTGATGCTCATGATTTGACATGGGGACATCACAAAGCAAGTGAATGGAATCCGTTTAAAACAGAAGAAAAAATTTCCTCTTTGTTCAAGTCCAAAGACTTTGGTGAATTTTTTAAGGAACTGTTAGGCACGCTTTTTGATTTACCAGAAACTATTTACATTTCGGTTGTTGACGGTGTTATGAAATTTTCTGACAAAGAATCAATGTTTGATTGGGAAAAATTTAAGAATCACGAAATCGCAGTTAGGGTAACACCTAAAAATGTCATGGAATTTTTGCAAGAAGCAGAAAAGAATGATTGTCGTTGGAGAACTGGAAAATTGCCAACTGAGATAAATCCGTATGAAACGCTTATCAATACTGAACCGCTTTATTTGTATGGATTTTCTTTTGACAACAATGGATATTTCGGATATAGAGTTATTGGACCAGCAGATTTGGAGATTGTCGAATGGTGACGTTATTCCCACATCAAAAACAAGCACTTGAAATGACTTCATCTCAAAATCGCGTTGCTTATTATTTAGATATGGGTCTCGGCAAGACCTTTGTTGGTAGTGAGAAAATGCGAGAGATTGGGGCCAAAGTCAATTTGGTTATTTGTCAAAAGTCAAAAGTTCAAGATTGGTGTGACCACTTCGAAAAGAATTATCAATGCGAAGTCGTTGATTTGGCGACATTGAAAATTGATAAATTCGAGAGTTTCGTTCATTTATGTGAAGCGATTCCACATGCAATTGTTGGCATTATCAATTATGACTTGATTTTCAGACGATCTGAACTTTCAAAGCTGAGAGATTTCACTTTGATTTTGGATGAGTCGTCATTAGTGCAAAATGAGACGTCCAAGCGTTCCAAGTTTATTCTCAAGAAATTGAAACCTGAAAATGTGATACTTCTATCGGGTACACCAACAGGTGGTAAATATGAGAAGCTATGGAGTCAATGTCAACTTTTAGGTTGGGACATTTCTAAAACAGCATTTTGGAATACATATGTGAAATATCATTTTGAAGATTTCGACGGTTTTCCAGTCAAAATTATCGATGGATATAAAAACGTCGATCGTTTGAAACGTAAACTTCGTGAACATGGTGCGGTATTCATGAAATCTGAAGAAGTATTTGATTTGCCTCAACAAATCGATACCAATCTCCATTGTACTGTATCTAAAGAATACCGCAAATTCCACAAAGATGCAATAGTAAAATTCAATGACCAAGAACTTGTAGGTGACACGTCTCTTACGAAAATGCTTTATGAAAGAATGCTTTGTGGAGCGTTAAATAAGGATAAGCTTAATTTGTTCAAGGATTTACTGAATTCAACCAATGACAGGCTCATTGTTTTCTACAATTTTCAAAATGAGTTGATGAAGTTATCTGAAATTGTTATTGATTCAGATCGTCCAGTTAGTATCATAAATGGTGATACAAAGGATTTGTCAGCTTATGAGAATTTTGAAAATTCTGTTACTTTGATTCAGTATCAAGCTGGAGCGATGGGGTTGAACTTACAAAAATCCAATAAGATTTTGTACTTTACCCCACCGCTTTCAAGCGAATTATTTGAACAGAGTAAAAAACGTACACATCGTATTGGACAAAAAAGAACGTGTTTCTACTATTATTTGATTTGCCGTAATTCTGTTGAAGAAAAAATATATGGAACTTTGAAAATGAGACGTGACTTTACGGAACGCTTGTTCACAAATGATTTATAAATTGTTTTCAGAAAACAGATTATCTCATACAACTAATGTTGTATAATGAATATATCAAATAAAGGAGGTAATCAAAAATGATTTACGGAATTGCATTCGGGTTTCTTGCGATCGTTGAATTGGGATTTTGGTTCCATAACAACGTAAATGATGACAGCATTTTTGCTGTTGATTTTGAAGATTGAGGTGATAACTTGGCTCAAGAAAAAACATTTGAAAACAAGGTGAAAAAGTTCCTTGAAAGTGAAGGATGCTGGTTCATTAAATATTGGGCGGGCAGTCAGTTCACTAAGTCTGGTATTCCTGACATTTTGGCTTGCATCAATGGTTACTTTGTTGGCATTGAAGTGAAAGCACAAAACGGAAAACCTTCTGAACTTCAGCTTCACAATATTGATAAAATTCGTGAAGCTCGTGGTTTTTCATTAGTACTCTATCCTTCAGCGTTTCCAAAATTCAAAGAGTTCGTCAAAGACCTTAAACAAGAACGGTTTGACCGTGAAATGGAGGTAATTTGGAAATGAATGCAAATGAATTTTTGGACAAGCTGAGAGATATTTGCAAAAACGAAGCTGACTGTGAACACTGTATATTTTTTACAGATGACAGTGAAAAAAGCATGTGCAGAATCTCAAACGTACTTCCAGATGATATTGGTGTTATGGATATTACGCCAGTTGAAAATAGTTCACATTTGAGAAGAGTACCACCTAAAAGCAATTCAGACGCAAAAATCAATATTAAGAATATGTACGTAAGTATTTATTCTGACTTGAAAGGAGAATGACATGGCAAACATCTATGATGATGTTGCAACGTTACAAGAACAGGTTGCAGCATTACAAACGACAGTGACGTTGCATAATGCACGTCTCGTGAAAGTCGAAGCTCTCGATGGCCAAACACTTGTTGCTGGTACTGATCTGAACAATTTGGATTGTGGTCGGTATATCATTCCAACAGTCACGGTTGCACAGAGTCTGCTCAATGCACCTACAGCTGCTACAAATTATACTGGTATGTTGGAAGTGTATTGTGGCGGTTCTGGAGGACAGAAAATTCAGAAATACACGATTTGTCGTAAAGATGAAAAGTTGTATTTTGAACGCTGTTACTATTCAAATTCTTGGGGAACATGGAAGGCATTTGATTCAACTGATACCGGTTGGACAAATATTTCACTTGCAAGTGGCGTTGTGTCATATGCAGATTCTCAAGTTCCACAATGTCGTAAAGTTGGCAGTACAGTATTTGTTCGAGGTGCAGTCAAGAACGTATTTGGAACAGGGGTTCTTGCAACTCTTCCTTCTGGTTATCGGCCTACAGCAACGATTAGTTTTATTCAAAACACGTCGCTTCGTGAAGGAGGTTTTCCAATGTTTGCAAGATTCACAATCAATGCTGCAGGAGAAATCAAATTGGAAGCTATTTCAGACGGTGCTTCATTTGATGAATCTAAATGGTTTCCGATTCACATGTGCTTTGAAATTTAAGGAGGTATGATGCATGAAAGGTGTTTACGAAATGACCGCAGACAGCGGCTGGAAAACGTTACCACTGAAAAGTGGAATCACACCGAATTCCGATTCTGTTATTCCGCAGTATCGAAAAATCGGCGAAGTAGTTTACATTCGTGGTGGTATCAAGGGAATTACAGGAGATAGTGTTGTGGTTGCAACATTGCCGGTTGGTCATAGACCGACGAGAGTATATCATTTTCTTCAGAACAAAAGTGCGAGTGGCAATGTGCCGATGATTGCAAGATGGAAAATTGAATCTGATGGCGACATCGTAATGGTGTTTTCCGAAGACCAATCTACTGCAACCCATTGGTTTGCACTTGATACGAATTTCTTGGTGGATTGATTATGCAAGTAAGCTATTCAAGAGTGTCAACGCATGAGAAATGCCCATATCAATTCAAGTTGCGATATCATGATAAATTGAAAACTATTTTCAATTGCGATCCACAGAATGCACTGGTTTTAGGGCATGCGTTGCACACAGGAATTGAGAAAGACGTTGCTGCCGCAATCGATGAATATTATGGAGCATATCCGATTATTGACGATGCACATGTAACTGAAGCGATGAAGCTTGAGTATTTGATTCCCAAAGTCAAGAAGTTGTTACCTGAAGGCCAACATGAAGTAAAGATTGAAACTGAAGATTTTGTTGGATTCATTGATTTACTTGTGCCAGCAGATGAATGGGAATTCACTCCAATGGGAACCAAGGTTACAATATCGACTGATACTTATGACATCTACGACTTCAAATATTCTAATAACGTGAAAGGATATTTGGACTCAGCACAGCTTCATCTTTACAAGTACTTCTTTGAGCTTACAAATCCGGGTAAACATATCCGAAATCTCTACTTTGTTTTTGTTCCAAAATGCAATTTGAGAATGAAGCGCAAGAACAAAACAAATCCAATAGATGAAACTATTTACGAGTTTCGAAGAAGATGTATGGAAGACCTTGAACAAAAGGAAATCATAGTCAAGAAAATTGACTATGAGCCAAACAAAGTTATTGAGTATCTCATCAACACAAAGCATTGCGTTGAAGATACTGAATATATAAAAAATCCAACACGCCTTTGTGATTGGTGTGAATACCAACTTTATTGTGAGAAAGGAATTGATTACATGAACCTTCCAAAGAATGAACGTCGAGAGATTGAAATCTCCAACAAGAAGAAAATTTGGCTGTATGCTCCACCGTTCGCAGGTAAGACAACGTTGACGGACAAATTTCCTGATCCGTTGATTCTTACCACTGACGGCAACATCAAGAACGTTACCGCTCCGTATCTCTACATCAAGGACGAAGTCACCGTTACGGGTAGAGTTACCAATCGTAAGTTTGCGTGGGAAGTATTCAAGGAAATCTTGGATGAACTGGAAAAGAAGCAGAATGACTTCAAGACAATCACACTTGACCTTGTTGAAGATACTCGTGAAATGTGCCGCTTGTACATGTACGACAAGATGGGCATTCAGCACGAATCTGACAGCGGTTTTGGTAAGGGCTGGGATGTTATCAAAACTGAGTATTTGTCCACAATGAGACGTTTCTTCAATTTGGACTATGACAACATCATCATTTGCTCTCATGAAGATGTCACAAAGACTATCACCAAGAAGAGCGGTGAACAGATTACTCGTATTGGACCAAATATTCAGGAAGCAATTGCTACTAAGCTTGCTGGCATGGTTGACATTGTTGCAAGAATTATCGTTAAGGATGATGACACGAGAACAATCAGCTTTAAGACTGACAACGTAATTTTTGGTGGTGGTCGTCTCAACGTTGTTGGTAAGGAGATTCCTTGCACATACGACGACCTCATGGAAGTTTACGCTGAAGCTACTGAAGAAGCGCAGCATGAATGCGTCAAGAAGACTCCCAATGAAACAACTGAAAAGGCAGATGTAACTACATCAGAACCTGAAGAAAAAGCGCCTGAGGTAGCTCCAGACGTTTCTGAGGAAAAGCCTAAACGCAGAACAAGAAAGAAGCGCACAGAATGATGAAACTGAGTGAGTTTTTACGTAAGAAGAGCACGATGAAGTTTTTGCTCAAAGTCATAATCATTACATTGTTTTTCGTTGTCAGCTACAAAACAGGATTGTTGACAATTGAGAATAAATAACAGGAGGAAAAAATATGGATTTCAGCAAATTTGACAAGCAGGTAGACCTTGAAGGTCTGAAGAACGACATTAAGGACGCAGAGGAAAATGGCGGTGGTGATTTCAAGGAAGTACCTCACGCTAAGTACGAGGTAGCAATCACCAAGCTCGAACTGACAGAATCCAAGAAGGGTGATCCGATGGTGAGTGTTTGGTTCAAGATTACCAATGGTGAGTATAAGGGTTCTCTGATCTTTATGAATCAGGTTATTACTCAGGGCTTCCAGATTCACATCGCAGATGAGTTCTTACGTTCTCTTGAAACTACTGTTGATGTACAGTTCGAGTCTTACTCTCAGTATGCTGAGATGCTTGCAGACATCTTCGAAGAAATCGAGGACAAGGTTGAATTTGTTCTTGACTATGGTGAGAACAAGAAAGGCTATAACACATTCGAAATTATTGATTCGTTCGAAGTAGAATAATTCTTTTGACTGGGCGGGAAGGCAGGTTAGTCAGGAGGTGAGTTCAATTCTTAATTTTTACGACTTCGAAGTGTTCAAGGAAGATTGGCTTGTTGTAATTATCAATCCATATGAGAAATCAGAAGAGGTAATTATCAACAATAAAAAGAAGCTGCAAGAATATTATGATGCTCACAAGAATCAAATTTGGGTTGGTTATAACAACAACCATTATGACCAATACATAATGAAAGCAATTCTTTGTGGTTTCAATCCTAAAGAAGTCAATGACTTCATCATTAGGGAAGACAAAAAAGGATGGCAATTCAGTTCATTGTTTAGGAAGTTCCAAATGTACAATTTTGATGTTATGCAACGTAATGACGGAGGGCTTAAGTCGCTTGAGGGATTTATGGGAAGCAACATCAAAGAAACATCCATTCCTTTCGATATTGACAGAAAATTGACAGAAAGTGAGATAGAAGAAACCGTCAAATATTGCCGACATGACGTTGAACAAACTATCGAAGTTTTCTTGCAAAGGAAAGACGATCTTGATGTGCAATTGGAACTGATAAAAGAATTCAATTTGCCACTCTCATTTGTTACTAAAACACAAACACAGCTCACTGCTGAAATTCTTGAAGCAAAATCAGTAAGATTTGGTGATGATTTCAACATCAATTTTCCTGAGTATTTGAACAAAATCAAGAAGTATAAGTATATTGTCGATTGGTTCAAAAAGTTCAAGACAGACAAAATTCTTTCAGATGACCAAAAGAAAGAAATCTATGGACAGAATTTGGAAACTGAAGTTGCAGGCGTACCTCATGTATTTGCTTGGGGAGGTTTGCATGGAGCATTACCAAAATACTTTGGTAAAGGTTATTTTTTGCACATTGACGTATCTCAGTATTATCCAAGTTTGATGACTGGTCACAACTATTTTAGTCGTGCAGCTTCAGATGAAGGAAAACGAAGATATGAGATGATGCGAAAAGAATCTATTAGACTGAAAGCATTTCCTGAGCTTAAGAAAAAGCGAACAGGTTACAAGACTTGTAACAATAAAGCCTATGGTGCGATGAAGGATAAATACAACAAATTATTTGATCCGCTCAATGCAAATAACATTTGTGTCACAGGTCAGCTCGCATTGCTGCTTTTGATTGAAATGTTGGAACCTCATTGCAAGCTGATTCAGAGCAATACAGATGGTCTGATCGTAAAGCTTTACTCAATTGATGATTATGAATTGATAGATGATATTTGTTGGGAATGGGAACAGCTTACACATGTAAAATTGGCATTCGACCCAATTATCACAAGAATCTATCAAAAAGACGTCAACAATTATTTGTTTGTCAATGAAGATGGTGAAATCGAAAGTAAGGGTGCATATGTCAAATCACTTAGCCCTTTAGATTTTGATTTGCCGATTGTCAATAAAGCAATTGTTGATTATTTGATTTATGACATACCAATTGAGAAGACAATCAATGAATGCGATGCACTGATTATGTTCCAAAAAATCGTCAAGCTTTCAGGTAAATTCAAGCATGTTGTTCATAATGGCAAGATTTTTACAGAAAAATGCTTTAGAGTTTTTGCCAGTACACGCGATTGTGATTCCTACATTGGAAAACAAAAAGAAGGCAATAACACAATCGAAAAATTTGCAAACACACCTGAACATTGCTTCATCGTGAATGACGATGTGAAAAAAGCAACTGTTGGTTGGAGACTTGACAAAGAATGGTATATTAGCATGGCAAAAAGTAGATTGAAGCAATTTGGAGTGATTATATGATAGAGATGGTCGGCAAACAATTTGGCGAATGGAAAGTATTAAAATTTTCGCATCTCTCAAGAAAAAAGCAAGCATATTGGTTATGCCGTTGCGGTCTATGCGGAAAAACCTACATTGTTCGTGGTGACAATTTGAGGTTAGAAAAATCTACGAGGTGTATTCATTGCATAAAAAAATGACATTTTTTAAGGGGTTTGTTCCTACAAAAGATAAAAAATGCCTATTAAAATTCAAAGGTAAAACAGCAAGTGAATTGCAAACGTACGATCAGGTGAAAAACTTACCTGAATATGCTGGTATTTTATCTGATGAAACCGCTCTGATTGATATTGATGATTTTGAGCAGTCAGAAATTTTGTTCAAGATTGTTCAAAATATGAAGTTGCGATGCAGAGTTTATCAAACCAATAGAGGTAAGCATTTTTTATTTATCAATGACAAACTTGAAACGAACAAGATTCGTACAAAGTTGGCTTGCGGTCTAACTGCAGATATTAAGATAGGTACAAAAAACTCATATTCCATATTGAAATATGACAATAAGGAACGTGAAATAATTTACGATTGTGATGATTATGAAACCGTTCCAAAATGGTTGGTGCCAGTCAAAAGTTCAATTGATTTCTTGGAAATGGAGAGCGGTGACGGTAGAAACCAAACGTTTTTCAATTACATTTTAACTTTACAATCAAATGATTTTTCGATTGAAGAAGTTCGTGAATGTATCAACATCATAAATAAGTATCTTCTGAAAGACCCATTGGATGAATCAGAACTGAATACAATTCTCAGAGATGAAGTATTCAAAAAACCAATGTTTTTCAAAAATGGAAAATTCCAATTTGATAAGTTTGCAATATATTTGAAGAAGATTCACCACATTGTGAGAATCAATGGACAGCTGCATATTTATCATGATGGAATCTATGTTCCTGGTCAGCTTGAAATTGAAGCAGCGATGATTGAACACATTCCAAATTTGAATCGCTCAAAGCGAACTGAGGTATTGAGTTATTTGGAAGTACTTACGCGACAAAATACTCGTCCTAGTCATGCAAAATATATTGCTTTCAAAAATGGAATATATGACATTGAGGATGATAGATTGATTGATTTTTCTCCTGACATAATAATCACTAACAAAATCAATTTCGATTATAATCCTGACGCTTCCAGTGAGCTTTTAGATACTACCCTTAATAAATTATCGTGTAACGATAAGAATGTCAGAGCGTTGCTTGAGGAAGCTGTGGGCTATTGTTTCTATCGACGAAATGAGTTGAGAAAATCGTTTATCCTCACAGGTGACAAGAAGAATGGTAAATCTACATATTTGTCAATGCTCAAAGAATTGCTCGGTGATGATAATACAGCAGCATTAGACCTAAATGAATTAGGTGACAGGTTTTCATCAGCATCATTATTCGGAAAATTGGCAAATATCGGTGATGATATTGGCGATGATTTTATTGCAAATCCTTCGATATTTAAGAAAATCGTTTCTGGTGACCCAATAAAGGGTGAAAAGAAAGGCCAAAATGAATTCTTCTTCGCACCATATTGTAAGCTCTTATTCTCAGCGAACAATATTCCAAGAATGAAAGATAAATCTGGTGCGGTATTAAGTCGATTGGTTATCATTCCGTTTGATGCCACATTTTCTAAGGATGACCCTGATTTTGATCCATATATCAAATATAAACTGATTGAGCCTGATGTTTTGGAATATCTCATTGTGTTAGGCATTCAAGGCCTTAAGCGTATTTTGAAAAACAATGCATTTACGAAATCTGACAAAGTTCAGAAATCAATTGAAGAATATGAAGAGACAAACAATCCTATTCAATTATTCTTCAAGGAAGTTGATGCAAATGACATTGAGAATGAACCAACAAAAGAAATTTACAGACAATATAATGAATTTTGTTTGGCAAATGCATTCAATCCAATGTCAAATATTGAATTTTCAAAACAAGTCAAAAAGCAGTTTGATTTTGAAATCAAGGACAAGACAATTAAAGGTAAGAAGTATCGGATATTTGTCAAGAAAGAGAGTATGTAATGATCGAGTGCATCAGTTTTGAGGCCATGAATAGAATCAGTCTTGCAGCAAAGTTGGAGGAAATTTCTCGTAAGGTTGCAGTAATTGATTGGCATATGACGTATGACCTCAACCGAAAAAAATTTGTTGCAATTGTGAGGTATGTCAAAAATGAACCGTAAGTATTTTTCAGAGCGCTTGAAAGAATTGCGCAGACTGAACAAAGAAACTCAAAATCATTTGGCAAATGCAATTTACGTATCGGTAAGTACACTTCGAGGATATGAATCAATGGAACATGTTCCAAGTGTTGACATCCTCATCGCAATTGCAAAGCATTACAATGTGACAGTTGACTCGTTATTGTTTAAGAATGCCGATAGTTATTCGAAGCACTTGGAAAATAAGCTGCTACAGATTCGAGCCCTTACGTGTGAATTTTAAGGAGGAACAAATGAGAATTTTGATTGATGGTTGTGATGGTACAGGAAAAACTACAATCAGCGAGAAACTTGCCAACAAACTTGGCTGCAACATCATCAGATTGACATATAACGGTGATCGTTCACAACAAGCATATGTCGAATTGATGGAATGTGAAAATGTTGTACACGACAGAACTTTCCTCAGTGAAATTATCTATCCAAAGTATTTTGGAAGAGAAAGTAGATTGGACAAAAACATTGTACCTAACCTGCTAAATTTCATTGAGCAGAACAATGTGAAGGTATTTATACTCACAGCGAAGCCAGAAACGATTCTGGAGCGCATTGATAAGCGAGGCGATGAATTTATCGCTGATTCTGAAAAGTTCATCCAGATAAATCTGGACTATCTGAGCGTAGCAGAAGAATGTGGCTTCACTGTGGTTGATACAACAAATAAAACAATCGATGAAATTATCGATGAAATGTTAGGAGAGATGAAAGATGATCGCAGATAATATGGATGACATCTATAGAGGTATTTGCTTTGATTTGATGCAGGCACCTCAGGTAAGAGGAACGAAAGAGCTGAACGGGTATTCCTTCACACTGACTAATTTGGATAACAACGTTATCAATGTGAGAAATATCTCAAAATCTTACATTTGCGGAGAGCTGCTCTGGTACGCTCTGGGGCGCAACGATGTAGGGTTCATAAACAAGTTTGCTGGCCTTTGGGGTCGCATCTCTGATGACGGAGTAACCTCATATTCAGCATATGGTGATATTGTCTTCAGCAGACACGGTTTCAATCAGGTCGAGAAGATTATTCAGCTTTTATGCAATGACCCTACAAGCAGACGAGCCGTTATCAATTTCAATGTTCCAAACGAACATGTAATTGAAACAAAGGATGAGATTTGCACAATTGCTTTGCAGTTCTTGATTCGAGACGGTAAGCTCAATTGTTACGGTATTATGCGCAGCAACGATGTTTGGTTTGGTTTACCGTATGACACTATTTTCTTTACGGAACTCACGAAGTATATTGCGAAAAGAGTTGGTGTTCCGTACGGTACATATACTCACACTGTTGTAAGTCTTCACGTTTACGAACGCAATTATGCTGACATTGAATTTGCAGCAAATGCCGTTCCAACTCTTCAAATTTCAGTAGATTTTGAAAAGTTGATGCAATACAAATTTATTTTGGAACACATTGTGGAAACAAGTGACAGTCCAAAAATTGATTTGGTTCTGACATGTGAAGATTATGGTATTTTGAAGGAGGAAACATATGAAAATTAAGGTGTTGGATTTTGGCTATGAAAGCCTTCCAAAAAGAGCTCATGCAAATGATGCAGGTGCAGATGTCCATGCTCACATTATTGGTTCTGAAGGACAAAGCGGTGCTATCACGATCGCTCCAAATACAACGGTAAAAATTCCGTTAGGTTTGGGTTTAGTGCTTCCTGACGGTTATGCAGCTTTCGTATTTCCACGAAGCGGTTTAAGTAGCAAAGGTATTACGTGTGAGTTGCCTCCGATTGATTCAGGTTACCGTGGAGAGATTCACGCGATCGTTACCAATTGTAGTACTAAAGCAGTTGTTGTACATGATGGAGACAGAATCGGACAACTTCTCATAATGCCGATTGTTATCGCTGATTTCATCACTGATGATTTTGAACAACGTGGAACTGGAGCCTTTGGTAGTACAGGAGTGTAAGCATGGATGAAGGATATATTCAATTGGCGGGTGATATTGTTAGAGGACAACTCAAACAATATCATGCGGCACTGAACAAATATTCACGTGAAAGCAGACGAACTGGTATATTACGGCAAATCACATCAATTGAACACGAGTTGTTAACACATTATTACGACGTGTTGACACTCGGTAAAATTGATTTTGAAGAGTATATTAAATGCAAGCACGAACAATATGGTATTAAGGAGAACGTGCAATGAGTTTTTCAGAAAATTTGAAAATTTTTCGTAAGCAAAAAGGACTTTCGCAAAAGGAATTGTCACAAAAACTTGATGTGGATCAAACAAATTGCTCTGTATGGGAAAGAGGAATTTGTTATCCAAAAGTAAGCACATTGTTGAAAATATGTGATATTTTGGAAGTTACACCGAATCAGTTATTTGATTATGACTTTGATGAGAATTGCATGCAAGAGAAACTCGACCACATTACTGAAGAACTTGACAGCTTGTGTGAAACAATCGAATATGCCAAAAAGAAAGTGGTGGTAAACAAATGATGTGGTTGTGTTTGACAATCGTCATTGTGTGGGCATTATGGGAGTGTGAAAGATGATAAAAATTGAAAATAATGAAGTATACGGATGGGAAGCAGCCATTCGTGGAATGAGAAATCCAATGAACAGTTGGGGCAAGTCAGATAGTGGAAGATGTGATTGCAATGATTGCTTTCACATTATGCATGGAACAGAACCGGGGATCGAATGCAACGACGGAGAGTTTGGTTTTTGCATCGGTGAGAATGACCTTGCTCTGATGAAGAAACTCGTCAAAGCAGGTACAGATCATAGAAAATTCCTTCGTATGATAAATGTGACAGTTGACATCACAGCACCGTTGTATTGGTGGAAAGAGTTTGACACATACAAGGTTGGTACTGTTCGTGATTCATGCTCAACGATGCACAAAATCACAGCGAAAGAATTTACAATCGATGATTTTTCGCACGAACATTTGTTTCCCGGCGAATATGGAGAGGAAACGCCTACAGATATTTTACAATATTTGATTTGTGCGTTAAACAAGTTTAGAGAGTTGTATTTGAAAAGCCACGATAAAAACTACTGGTGGCAGATTATCCAACTGTTGCCTAGCAGTTATAATCAGCGTGCAACAGTACAACTCAACTACGAGGTGCTGTTGAATATGTACCATTCGAGAAAGAATCACAAGCTCGATGAGTGGAGAACATTCTGTGAATGGATTGAGTCGCTGCCTTATATGGGGGAATTTTTGAATGTTTGAAGTCGGAATTATTACTTTTTGCTTGTTGAGCATATTGTTTTTGAGTGCAGATAATAAACGACTCGAAGAAGAATTGAAAGAACGTAAAGAAAATCCGGACGAATGAATTTATTTGAGGAGGAACTATCATGGAAAAATTTTATCTCGGAATCTCATTTGGTTTTAACGCATCTGCGTGTGTTGTATCTAATGAACGAGGAGTGCTTGCAGCTATCTCTCAGGAACGCTTGAACGGTGAAAAGAACACCAAAGAGCTTCCTTTCGATGCTGCTCTGAAGTGCTGTGAGATTACTGGTGTATACAATTTTGAAGCTCTCGCAGTATCTCACTATGAGAACATCAGCGTTAGTTATTTGCAGAAGTACGGTAAAAAGTACAATCTTCACGGTGACAAATGGCAAGATGTGATTCACAATTACTTCAGTGGAATTGAAATTGAGAAAATTGTACATGTACACCATCATTGGGCTCATGCGTATGCTACAACTGCATTTTATGACAATCCTGAGTTTGGTGATTACCTCATCACTTCTGACGGTTTTGGTGATGGCAGTAGTGGAATCATCTGCGAATATGGCGATATTGACGTTAGCGCAGATTTGCCACTCAGAGCGTCAATTGGTCTGGTGTACCAATTTGTGACAGGAGCATTAGGCTTCACAGAGCATAAACATGAAGGAAAAATTACAGGACTTGCTGCATTTGGCCAGCCAAAATATCTGAGAGAATTCTATTCTTTGGAAGTTGAATCTCGCAAGGTAGTTTTGACAGAGGAAGAAGAACAGATGGTGAAGGAATCTTACATCTATGATTTCAGTGATTTCCTCAAACTGAAGAAAACAACTTACTCACTCGTTGAAAATCTGAAAGCGGCAGGAGCAACACGTGAGGACATTGCTGCTACAGTTCAGGAATATGCAGAGCAGTGTGTTTGCAAATGGATATATGAGAACGTCAACGAACGTGGTCACAATTGCTATCTGTCTGGTGGATTGTTTGCAAATGTGAAAATCAATCAGAGAGTAAAGGAATTGGGCATCTTCAAGAATGTTTATGTGTGCCCTGCAATGGGAGATGAAGGTAATGCAATTGGTGCTGCTTATGCAATTATCGGTTGTATTCCTAAAGCAAAAATCAGTCCGAATCAGTGTGGCACGATTGCAAACGAACGTCTGATCGTAGGTGAGTCTGACAAGTATTCTTGCCGCAGAATTGCTGACGATAATGAATTGGCAAAGACAATCGCAGAGATGCTCAGTGAAAATAAGATTGTTTGCCTCGTTAAGGGTAAGATGGAATTTGGTCCTCGTGCTCTTTGTCACCGTAGCATCTTGTATAACTGCGACACAAAGGAAACCAATACTTGGCTGAATGACAAGCTTGGCCGCACAGAATTTATGCCTTTCGCTCCTGTATGCCGTGAAGAAGTAGCGGATGACCTGTTCTTGGAACTTGATGGTGGCAGAGACAGCGCAAAGCATATGACGATGACGTTCGATTGTACGCCAGAATTCGCCAGAGACTATCCTGCTGCTTGCCACGTAGATAATACTGCAAGACCTCAGATAGTCTCTCAGGATGAAGACCCGTTCATCTGGAGCGTACTGAACAAATATCAAGAGTTAACTGGTAAGAAGGCACTTATCAATACGAGTTTCAACTTGCACAATTACCCGATCATTGAATCGGCTGAAGTAGCAGTAAAGAGCTGGATCACTAGCGGTACAGATGTACTCGTTATCGGTAATACTGTATTGGAGAAAAAGTAATGAAAAGACCTACAATCGAAGAATATTATCTTGGTATTGCAGCGGCTGTCAGCAGACGGTCGACCTGCATGCGAAGACAATATGGAGCGGTGATAGTTAAAAATGATGAAATCATCGCAACAGGATATAATGGCTCGCCTAGAGGTGAAATGAATTGTTGTGACAGTACAGATGCCTGCAAAAGACTCGGTCATGAACATAACGATGGCGATTATGGTGACTGTGAAAGCGTGCATGCTGAAATGAATGCAATGATTTCTGCCGCTCGTAAGGATATGATCAATTCAACATTATATCTTTATGGCGAAGAAAATGGCAAAATTATCAATGCAGAACCTTGCCCGATATGCTCTCGAATGATAAAAAATGCAGGGATTTTTAAGGTGATCACTGCAAAAGAAAATAATTGACAGTTATTTTTGTGCAAAGTGCATATAAGCAATTCAAGATGAAATTCATCAAATTCAACGTTAACATTTCATCTTGAATTGCAAAAATGCCACGTGGGACCGCTAAATATGAACACCAATTCAACAATTCAACTTAAAATGCTCATTTTATATAAGCTTATACGTTAAGTTTTTTTAACGGTGAAAAATTATAATAAATATATATAAGGAATAATTATAGCTATCCTATCTTGAATTGGTGACTTGGAATTGAGGTGATAAAAATGGACGTAAGTGAAATCATTCAGGAAACTATCAATTGTACAATCGCCAAACTGAAAATGTCAGGACTAATGAAAGACAATCGACAGACTGCATTCCAAAAAACAGAGCAGATTCTGAAAAACTACAATGAGCTGAAGAAAGCATATAGCGAAGACGGTACGGCAAAGAAGTTTGTTGACATCGTAGACAATGCTCTTAATGAAATTTTGGATGACGCTTATTATGATATCATTCCAATGATATATTTCGAGAATCAAACTCGTGAAATGGTAGCAGAGTATTTTGACACAACCGTAACAACGATCAGTCGTAACAAACGCAGATTGATAAATCGGCTAAAGTATCTCATCTTTGCCGACGACGTTATTTATGAGCTCTTCTTATAACGCACAAACAATATTTGTGCGTTATAAAGCCCTCAGAATTTTGGTTCTGAGGGCTTTTTACATTTTGTTCATAATCAATTTACTAAAACTATGTATTTCTAATGCAACAAATGTTGTATAATATAATCACAGAACAAAACAAGAGCACAGACGCTCAGAAAGATTAAGAGGTAATTAAAATGAAAGAATTTACAGTATATTACATCAGCAATGAGGACAAAAATGCAACATTTGTTGGAAGCGCATATGGTGAAACAACTGAAGAAGCAATCGATGATTTTACTCGTTGGCATGATGATTGCATCGAAATCGTTGATATTGAAATCGTAAAGTAAATCAAACCTGATAGACCAAAACGGAGGAAATAAAAATGACAGTTAACAACTATATTGAAAAAATGTTAGAAAACAACGAAGAAAATCAGCAAATCATTGTGATTTACGACGATAATCACAACATTTACTATATCGGCAAAGTAGCATATGCTCCGCTCAACTGCTGGTTTACTTTCAAGAGTGCACGTGTGATAGGTAATGAACTAAGAATCAATGATGTTGAAGAAACAGAATCTCACGAAGAAGAAATCAACGATGCTTTAGAAAGCATTAAGAATAATAAGTGGATAAACGAGCACAAATGCTTTCACGGTTATTATCCCGTGGAAATTTTAGACAAAATGCTCGAGAACATCTATGAGAATGACTTTGACAGCCAAGATAAATTGACATCGTTCATTGCAAATGAAATTTGGGACAATCTTATCAAAAATGAATTTGTCAAAATTTCTAAAAGAGGAAGCACTTTTAGAATTTTAGTTTAATAAATAAAAAACGGAGGTAATTATTATGGTAGACACAATTGAACGGATCTGTTATAACATGGCGGAAAGAACGCGACTCTATGCCGAATATGAAGATATTCGGCGTAAGATTGAATCGATGAATGAATATTTCGATTCTGTTTTAGACAACGTTACTGACGAAGAATTCGATGAGTTGACTAATAAGATATATGAAATGAATGAACTATCTAAGCATGCATATTTAAAATGCTTTGCTGCACAGTTTCCAAAATGTAGGAACAAGTGGTTCTGCGATATTATTTTAGGGATGCAAGCTGATGGGATAACACACAAACGCATAAGTAGACGGCAAAACGAATGTTTTTCTCGCTATACAAAGGGCGATAAAGATAATTGGAAAACCAATGAGACTTATTGTCGTGTTGGTAATATGTTTGTAACATTGTATTCTAATGATGGTGCTTCATATTTTAGTATAGACATCCAAGAGCTTTAAGATTCTGCTGACCTATTGGTAATACGTGGAGAAAGAGGTAATACATGAGTAGTTTTTATAGCAGAGCAGATGAACCTGAAAATGGCGATCATGCTACTACCGAAAGATATGGCAATGTGATATTGATCGGTAGACTTAGCCTCACTTATGTCATCAATGAAACATTTTGGGTGGTGGAACTTGATGACGGTGAGCTTAAGATTGTTCGTGAAAGTGAACTAGAAAATATCGGATATTACGGCGAATGATAAGAGAAAGTTACAACATTGATTCGGTAAATACTCAGAGCGCTCCAGAACTGATCTGGAGCGTTTTTAGTTTACGCATGATAAATTATACTATAAAAATGAAAGTCGTTCAGAGATGATTCTGAGCGGCTTATTTTTTATGCTTAAGCAAAATGTAATTTTGCTTAAGCATAAGGCACTCAATGAGTGTAACATTGATGTTACATACAGTATATGTAAAACATTTCATTTTCTTGGTATAATATTATTAGAGATGAGGTGATAACAATGACTGATTATATTAGAGCTGAGCTGTTGATTTTGATTCCAGTATTGGTGATAGTAGGTAAAATTTTCAGCGATACGAAAGTAATTAAGAACAAATATATTCCTATGCTCTTGGGCATATCTGGTATCGTCTTGGGAGCGCTTTATACGATCAGCCTTTATGGTTTATCGCTTGACGGAATATTCTCTGGAATCGTACAGGGCATCCTCTGTGCGGGTACAGCAGTTTATGGAAATCAAATTTATAAGCAGTTAGGAAAAAATGAATGAGTACAGAAATTATTGTTGCATTGTGTTCGCTTGCAGGTACAGCATTAGGAACATTTAGCGGTATCAATCTAATCAATTATCGACTGAAACAATTGGAGAAAAAGGTTGAAAAGCACAATAGTTTGGTAGAACGCCAATATAATATTGAAAAAATCACCACTGTGTTGCATGAACAACTGAAAGTTGCAAACCATCGCATTGATGATTTGGAGCATAAGGGGTGATTGCATGAATTATTCGTATGATGATCGTACACAATTATCAACGCATTTCAATGTCCAAGAATTTAAATGCAAATGTGGAGAAAACCATGACATTTTAATTGAAAATGATTTGATTGATAAATTGGAAATGCTATTCAATAAATTGGATTGTTCAAAGATTATTGTGAATAGTGGATATCGTTGCAGTACACATGACAAAAATGTTGGTGGCAATGGCATTGGCCAACATACAAAAGGACGTGCTGCAGATATTGTATGCTATGACCAAAATGGTGATATTATCACTAGCAAAAAAGTCTGTTGTATTGCTCAAGATATTGGATTCAAAGGAATTGCAAATATCACAGACAATTATAGTTCTACACATGTAGATGTTCGAACAAATGGATATTGGTATGGTGATGAAGTATATGGCACCGGAAATATCACAGATGATTTTTATGATTATTTTAATGTGGGTGATGTGATGAAAGGCATTGACGTTTCAAAGCACCAAGGAAACATTGATTGGTCTAAGGTTCATGTAGATTTTGCAATTCTTCGTGCAGGATACGGCAAAGAATTATCTCAAAAAGACGAACAATTTGAGAATAATTACGCTGGCTGTAAAAAGAATAATATTCCATGTGGAGTATATTGGTATTCATATGCAACATCAGTGGAAGAAGCTAAAAAAGAAGCAAAAGTATGTTTGGAAGTTATCAAAGGTAAAACATTTGAATTTCCTATCTTTTTTGATTTGGAAGAAAAGAGACAGTTTGACCTTGGTAAGAAAGCATGCAGTGAAATGGTCCAAGCATTTTGTGACACGCTTGAAAATGCAGGATATTACGCAGGATTGTATTGTTCGACGTATTATCTTACAAATTTTGTCACTGAAGCAGTCAGAAATCGTTATGCTATTTGGGTAGCACAATATAACGATAAATGTACCTATTCAGGACAATATGGAATTTGGCAAAAGTCAAGTGAAGGCAAAATCAACGGTATCAATGGAAATGTCGATATTGATGAATGCTATATCGATTATAAATCCGTTATCAAGAAAAAAGGATTGAATGGATTTAGTAGTGATACTGATGACAAAGTGAACAAGATTTTGGACGACATAAAAAACGTTTACGAAAAGTATAGGTGAGACAAAAATGAATCAAAAGCAAATTTTATTTTGTCAATACCTAATTGGGGAGTGTAAAGGTGACAAAGCACAAGCTGCAATCAAAGCAGGATATACACCTGCTTCAGCAAGAACAAGTGCTGCAAAATTACTCAAAAGACGCGATATTCAGCAGTATATTACACAACTTAATGATGAAGTTGCACAGAATTACACCCAAGAGGTTGCTAAGTGTGTAAAATATAACATTGCTTCAATCGCTGAAATACAATCTTTTTGGACAAAAATTATGAACGATGAGGATGAACCGATGAGAAATCGACTCAGAGCATCTGAGCTTTTGGGTAAATCGAAAGGAATTTTTACTAACGATGGCTGGTAACTTGCGCAATTTTTACACTTCGAGAGATTGGGTTGAGCTTACAAAAATTATCCGTCTGGAGAGGATGAATCCTGAAGGACAACTGATCTGTGAATATTGTGGCAAACCTATTGTAGCCAAATATGATTGTATCTGCCACCATAAGATAGAGCTGACAGAGACTAATTATTTGGATGCTACTATAGCAATGAATCCAGATAACATTATGCTGGTACATCATCGCTGTCATAATAAGATACACAATAAACTATGCTATTCCAATAGACAGGTATATATCGTATATGGTAGTCCATTATCTGGTAAGAGTACCTTCGTTAAGGATAATATGGATGTTGGAGATTATATAGTAGATATCGATAATATATGGCAGAGTATTAGTGGATGCGATAGATATATTAAGCCTAATAGACTACGATCATGTGTGTTTAATATCCGCAACTATATGATAGATATGGTGCGTATGAGACAAGGTAAATGGCTTAATGCATGGGTCATTGGTGGTTATCCTCTTATATCTGAAAGAGAACGATTGGGCAAGACTCTTAATGCAAGAGAGATATACATTGACACATCAAAAGATGAATGTATTCGACGATTATATGAATGTGATGATGGTAGAAACATTGATGATTGGTTGAAGTACATCGATGATTGGTGGGAAAAATTTTCAATGGCCCCCCCATCTGCGTGATTCTAGCGTGACCTGAGAACTGTTGAAGTGTGCCCTTTCCTCATGCAAAGTGAAAAAACGAGATTTTCCAATTTGAGTTTTTTAGAAAGAAGGTGAACAAAATTGAATCGAAGAGAAGAATTGCTAAAATTAGTTGATAAATCTAATGCGAGCACGATGATACCTCTCATCGACAAAATGTTGTTTATAGAAAACCAATTGGAAAACCTCGAAAAATTACCAATGATAAAGGTGCACCCAGATAATCCAGAAATCCAAAAAGCAACGCCTGCTGCAAAGCTCTATAAAGAATTTTTGCAGCAGTATACGAACATCATTAAGGTAATTTCTCACAATGTAGAAGATGAATCTGATGGAAAGGATAGTCCACTGAGCCGTTGGGTGAAATCTAGAAATGAAATTTTAGACGACATAAAAAGTGGCAAAGGATTGAAACCGTTATGTTGATTAAGGAAAAGAAAATTTGGACACCCGACAACAGCTACTTGTTGGAATACCATGCGCGAATCGAATGGGGTGAAATATTAGTAGGCCAAGAACTTTGGCAGGAGTTACAAAACCTTAAAGAAGATTTCCTAAATGATGCCTACTATTACGATACGCATGACGCTCTTCTCAGAATGGATTTCATGGAAAATTGTGTACGGTTGACAAAATCGCCGTACTACAATAAGCCAATGGTTCTTATGTTGTGGCAGAAAGCATTCATTGAAGCGGTGTACAGCTTTAAGATGAGTGAAACAACATTTGACAGATTCAAGAAAGTTATTTTGTTGATCGCTCGTAAGAATACGAAGTCTGAAACATGCTCGGCTTTAGGTCTTAGTGAATTGATTGTTGGAAATGAAGGCGCAGATATTGTTTGCAGTTCAAACGATGATAATCAGGCAAGCATTACTTACGATGCAATTGACACGATGAGATTATTGATTGACCCAGACCAAATCGACACAAAGCGAAATCAGCGTTTCATTTTGAATAAAGCTAATGGCTCCAAAATCTTCAAATTGTCAGACCGAACGAAAAACAAGGAAGGTCGAAACATTGATTTTGCAATCATTGATGAAACTCATGAAATGAAAGAAAACATCATTGGTAAATCAATTGAACAATCACAATCATTGAAAGACAATCCTAAATTCATCAATATTACGACAGAAGGTTTTGTCGTTGATGGATATTTGGATGACGAGTTGAGAAAAGCAAGAGCAGTCATTTGGAAAGAGGATGACGGTCCTTCAGCAGAGAGATTGCTTCCGTGGTTTTATACTCAAGATTCTGAGCAAGAAATCTGGCAAGACAGAAGAACTTGGGTGAAATCAAATCCAACATTGGGAATTGTAAAAAAATGGGACTATTTGGACGAGCAAATTGACTTGGCAAAAAAGTCTAAAGCAGATCGTATTTTCGTATTGTCCAAAGACTTCAACATTAAGCAAAATTCAGCGGAATCATGGTTGAATTTGGAAGATTACGATTACGGTGCAGTTCATAATTTGGAAGATTTCAGAGGATGCGTTTGTTTGGGAGCTGTTGACCTTTCAGAGACGACCGACCTAACTTGTGCGAAGATTCTGATGATGAAACCAAATGACCCAATAAAATATATACATACGATGTACTTTATCCCAGAATCAAAATTGGAAGATTCTGACGATAGGAATGCAGGAGCCAAATATGTTGAATGGGCAAAAAAAGGATTGGTGACAATCACTGAAGGCAACGACATTGATTTGGCAGTAGTTGCAGATTGGTTTTATAAGTTGTATACCGAATATGATATCAAACTTTGGAAATGTGGTTACGACCAACGATTTTCAAAAGATTGGATAACTCGAATGGGTGAATATGGTTGGATGAAAGAAAATGAAGATTTGATTTTGATTCTTCAAAATGCTCAAACGTTATCGAATGCCATGAAACTCTGTGAAGCAGATTTCAAACATCAATTTATAAACTATGGTGACAACGAGGTTGATAAATGGTGCTTGAAAAATGCAGCAATCAAAGTGAATGACCTTGGACAATGCATGTGCATTAAAACTGAAGGAGCAAAACGAATCGATGGAGCAGTCACATTCGTTATCTTATATGAAACATATAGACGATATCGAACAGAGTACAAACAAATTGTTGGAGGTTGAGTATGGCAAGTGTATATCCAAAATCGTTCACAACGAATAGTTTTTTACTACAACCAGACGGACGATATATGGCGACAATTGCCGCTTCATCTCATGGCTTAGGGGTAAATTACCACGTTGAAAAAGCAATTAGACGAGATACAGATTTGACTTGGAAAAATATGATTGCGTCTTACAGAATACTTACAAATGGTGATTTTGAATTTTACGTGGATGAACCATGTATTTGTAAAATTTATTTGGAAGGTGAGTAAGATGACAGTCTTCAAAATGGGAACGACACTAAAAAGTTTTATTTCTGGTATCAATGCAAATTTCACAGAACTCGCAAACAAATTGACATATAAACCTATCAGCTACAAAGTCCTATTTCAAGGTTCAAAACCTATTCCTTCAAAAGATTCTGGAAGCACTGCTTCTGTAACATTGACAGATGACATTACAAAATTCGATGGAATCATGATTCAGCGAGAAGGTGCATCATGTTGGCAGCGAATCGATTCAATGGCAGTTGGAACGGTGTTTAAGGTTTTGAATTGTGAATCTGATTTTGCAACTATGGAAGGATGCAATTTGTACATGTGTAACGCTCAGGTCAGCTCTAAGACGCAATTGAAGTTCAGCAATAATGTTTACGCAGGCATTAAGACGAACGCATCTGGGCGCTACCTGACATCATTCAGCGATAGACCGGTAACAAAAATTATTGGCATTAAGTTAAACTAACAGGAGGAAATTATTATGGCTATGCAGACAATCAAAAACGGTGGTTTTATTGCAGAAGAAATCGGCAAAATCAATGACAATTTTGCAGAAGTCGAAAGCGATTACGCGAAAAAGACCGCCATTCCGTCAGTGCCGACAAAAACCAGTCAATTACAAAATGACAGTGGATTCATCACTAGTTCTGCAATTCCTGATGTACCTACGAAAACAAGCGATCTGACAAATGATTCTGGCTTCATCACTTCAGCTGCAATTCCTACAGTACCAACAAAGACGAGTCAACTGCAAAACGATAGTAATTTCGTAAAAACTACCGATGCAGCATTTACAAATAAGGTCGATAAGGAAGCAGGCAAGGGTCTGTCTACTGAAGACTTTACGAGTGCTTTCAAGACAAAACTCGATGGTTTGAAGGCACCTACAAAAGTAACTTTCACTACTAACAATTGGACCAGCGGCACATTTACTACCGCTGCAAATGGTCAGATTCCTACCGTTGTAATGAGAAAGAACGGCTCAAATTATGGCATCGCTCTTGTTGATGTTCAGCTAGTTGGTACCAACGTCGTGGTTACGTCTGATGAAGCATTTGAAGGTTATTTAATGCTTGTATAAACAACGTGTTTGGAATGAAAGGCGGTGAATTGATTGGGATGGTTAGATAAATTGAGGCGAAAGCCTAAAGTTAAAACCGAGTATGCGGATATGCTAAATGGGTTTACTCCAATATTTTCTCAATTTGGCGATGATATTTATGCCAGTGATGTTGTTCAACAGGCGATAAATTGCATCGTAAGTGAAATGAAAAAGTTGACACCTCAACATGTCAGAGCTTCTGGATGTGATGTCACTCCCGTAAATAGTGACATTCAGACAGTTTTAAGTGCACCAAATGAAATTATGACAACGTCTGAATTTATCGAAAAAATCATTTGGCAACTCTTCTTCAATTACAACTCCTTCATCATTCCAACATACTATGTTTGGACAGACAAGGATGGCACTGAGAAGAGACGATATACAGGGCTATATCCAATACAGCCTACGCAGGTAGATTTCATCCAGGATGCTTCTGATACGCTCTATGTGAAATTTACTTTTGCAAATAATTTTGAAACAACGCTAGCATATTCAGACGTTATCCATATTCGTTACAAATATTCCGTTAACGAATATATGGGTGGTAATGAACAAGGCCAGCCAGATAATGAAGCACTTCTGAAAACGTTGAATTTGAATTATTTGCTTTTGCACAATTTATCAAAAGCAATGATGTCAAGTTGCGCAATCAACGGCGTTGTCAAGTTCAAGTCAATGATTGATGGAGGCAAAACTGAAGCTGCTCTGAAAGAATTGGAAAAGAAATTGCAAAATTCTGAAAGTGGATTCTTGCCTCTTGATATTACAAGTGAATTTACACCTATCACGAGAAACGTTCAGTTAGTGGATGAAGCTACGTTGAAATTTATCGATGAGAAAATTCTTCGCCATTTTGGTGTTCCACTTTGTATTCTTACTGGTGATTACACTAAGGAACAATACGAAGCGTTTTATCAAAAAACATTGGAACCACTCATCATTGCAATGTCGCAAGGTTTTACACGATCTCTGTTTACTCCGAGAGAGCGGTCATTTGGAAATAAGATTCAGTTTTACCCTAAGGACCTTATTTTTATGAGTGTAGACCAAACGCTTGAGATGGTGAGATTACTTGGTGACAGTGGATCTATTTATGAAAATGAAAAACGTGTTGCTTTTGGTTTGAGACCGTTGCCTGAATTAGAAGGTGTACGAATGCAGTCTCTGAACTACGTAAATGTAGAATATGCAAAACAATACCAAGTCAATGGAGACGATGACGAAGAAGAACCTATCGATGATGAAGAACAGGATGAAGGTGATAATGATGATGGAACGTAATTATGCTTCATATTGGGACATGATTGGACTATCTAATGAAGTTGCAACGTTAAAAACTGATTACGACGAAGGTTCAACGTTTTTGGCAGTTGACACTGGAGATATTTATATTTTGTACCAAAAGAAATGGTATAAGCTCTAAGAGGTGATAAAAATGGATATGCTACTTTATGCACTTCTGAATAAGAAGATCAAAAATAGTGGTGGCTCTGGTGGCACTGCAGTTTATGTTCAGAACTGTACAATCAACGGAGATGGAAACCTCATTGTTACGCTGTCAGATGGTTCCACGATAAATGCAGGAAAAGCAAAAGGTGATACCGGTGCAGCTGGTCCAAAAGGTGACAAAGGTGATACTGGTGACACTGGGCCTGCTGGTGAGAATGGAACTGATGGCACAAATGGTACAAACGGAAAAGACGGTGTTTCACCGACAATTGAGGTCTATTCCAATACTACAACGAGCTATCAGCTGAAAATCAATAATCCCGATGGAACATCGATTGTCACACCAAACCTAATTGGTACAGGCGCAACTACTACTCGGTATTATATTTTCGACAATGCAATGTATACGAATTATACTGACACAATTTACGCTGCACCAAGCACAGGATTGAAGTCTCTTGGTGATTATATTACAGAAGAAAATGCTTTTTGCAATGCTGATTCAAATCATTCAATGTACTACAACACAACATCGTTTGGATGGAATCAGCAAGTACCTACATTTTGTACTACACCAATAAAAATCAGCCCAACACAATTGCTGCTGTTTGGATATATTTCCGGCTCGATGAAAGACGGGGAATATTTCAAATTCATTCCTTCTGGGCTTGTTGATGGTACAACTAATTTGGAAAAAGCACAGTCAATCCAAAGTTTATTGGCTGCTGGGAATGAAAGCATTGTGACAGTAGATTTTGAATATGTGTATGCGACTGCAGGTGTTACGGAAGCGGTTGACATTTCTTCTGTTCCTGCTGGTGAGTATTATTTAGTTTGGTCTGGTACCTCTGACAATAGCTCACCAAAAATCAACGATATTACGATTATGTGAGGTGATATAGATGGATGAGTTATTTCGAAGAAATTATACGTTTGAAATCAGAGCAGACAAAGACGATGAAAATGGCACATTTATCACAGGTCGTCCAATTGTTTATGAATCTAAAACTAATCTCGGTTATTTTGATGAAATCATTGAACGAGGTGCATTAGATAAAACTGATTTGAGAGATGTGAGATTTCTTGTGAATCATGACACAAACAAAATTCCTCTTGCTCGTTCAAGAAATAACAACAAAAACTCAACCATGCAAATGTCAGTCGATGATAATGGCATGGCAATCAGAGTAAATTTGGATGTTGAAAACAACGCCGAAGCAAGAGCATTATACTCAGCCGTTAAACGTGGCGACATTTCCGGAATGTCATTCATGTTTGGCATAGATGGTGAAGAATGGGAAGCGCTGGACAGCGACCATCCTACTCGTCACATTACGTCGATTTCATCTGTTGTTGAAGTGTCTGCAGTAACATTTCCAGCATATGAAGCAACAGAAATTTCGGCACGAGATCGGACTGCATTGGACAATGCACGAAGCGTACTGGATAGTGCGAGAAAACCAAATGAAATGTTGGAATTATTCAAACTCAAAAATCAAATTCTTGGAGGTAAGTAAACATGGGCAGAAAGAAAGTACTCGAAAAGAGAATGAAGAGACTGCTTGCAAAGAAAGCAAAGCTTGTAGAACGCTCTCAGGCATCTACAGATGTAAACGAGGTGCGTTCTATCAATGAACAGCTGGAAGATATCAACGAAGATATTGCTGACGTTCAGGATGAACTGGATGCGCTTGATGACGATGAGTCTGGTGACGATGACAATGACGACGATGAAGGTCGTTCCGCTGAACCGCCTGCGAATGCACAGTTGCGTGGTGGTAACCCGATGGCAAGCTATTCGCAGACTGCTCCGCAGACTCGTCAGAATGAAAGTCCGCTCGATTCTTTGGAATATCGACAGGCATTTATGCGGTATGTTCAGACAGGTGAATGGAACTATCGTGCAGATGAAACTTTGCTGACAACTGATGTTGGTAAAATTATCCCGAACACTATCATGAATGAGTTCCTGAAGGAAATCAAGGTATATGGTCAGCTGTTCAGTCGTGTTCGTAAGTTGAACATTAAGGGTGGTGTAGAATTCCCGATTGAGGAACTTGTGCCGACGGTTACTTGGATCACTGAAACTACAGTTTCTGAAACTCAGGCAGTACCTGAAATCAAGACTTCTATTTCCTTTGGTTACCATATCGTCGAAGCTCGACTGGCGCAGTCTCTGCTGTCTCAGGTTGTTTCGCTGAATTATCTCGAAACTGAGATGGCTAGACTGCTGGCAGAGGCATTCACCAAGGAATTCGACAGAGTTATCTTGAAGGGTACGGGTTCTGGTCAGCCTCTCGGCATCTTGAATGATACTAGAATTGCAGCAGACCACAAGCTGACTTTTGCCGCTGCTGATATGGCAGATTGGACCAAGTTCAGAAAGAATCTGTTTGCAAAGATTCCGTTGGCATATCGTGGTCAGGGTATTTTCGTCATGACAGCTGGCACTTGGGAATCCAATATTATGACTTTGAAGGATGCAAATGATCGTCCGCTCTATCAGGAAACTTACAATCCGACAACTGGAAATCTTGAATGCCGTTTCGCAGGTCGTGAAGTTATTCTTGTTGAACCTGACATGTTGGCAGATTATGATACAGCTCAGACAGGTGACGTTTGGGGCTTGTACTTCAGACCGATGGACTATGCTGTAAATACTCAGTTGCAAATTGGTTTCAAGCGTTGGTTTGACGATGACAAAAACAAGTATTTCAATAAGGGCTTGTGCATCATGGACGGTAAAATGCTTGATGTAAACGGCGCATTTATTCTGAAGAAATAAGGAGTAAACAATTATGAATAAAGTTGATGCATTGAAAAATCTTGCAGTTGCAATTGGTTGTGCTACAAGTGTTGACAATGTAACTGGAACATCGATTGTTGAAGTCTTGAATTTTATGGCAGCGCATTATAACGGTGGAAAAGATTGTGACAGTTTAACTGTCACATCTGCTGCCGGAACGCAAACAGGATATACGAAAATTACGGTGAAACCGTCGTTGACTTCTGGAAATTCCTACGTGTATAAAACGTCACCGTCTAACATCGATCCGCCCGTCGTAGGTGACGATATGAGTGCGTTGACTGCTTGGGACGGTACATCTGAAATTCAAGGTGAGGACAGCCATAAGATTGGCATTTACGAAGTAGATGTCAATAAAAAAGCTGTAAAATTTGGACAAACAGTTATGACAGTCAACATTGGATAAGGAGTGATAACAATGACAGACACTGAACTTTTGACAAAAGTAAAAATCGGCCTCGGTATAACAGGTGCGTACCAAGACGATACCTTGATGACTTACATTGATGAAGTCAAAAATTTCCTGATTGATGCTGGAGTTTCGATTGACGTTTTGAATTCTTCGGTGTCTGTCGGAGTTATTATTAGAGGTGTTTCAGATTTATGGAATTATGGAATTGGAACAGCTGAATTGTCAACGTATTTCATCCAACGTGCATTCCAATTGAAGTATGTTCTTCCGATGCTTGGTGAATTGAAATTGGAATCAAGTCCAGGCATTGATGTTGGGACAACCCAAATCAATATTACTGGTGGTGATTCAGAAGCATTGTATCGATATCAATTCGATGTGAAATTACCAGGGTACGGTGAAAATTTATCGGAATGGATTGAATGGGATGGTATATGTGAAATCGTTGCAGAAGACGGTCATAAGATTTGTGTTGCAGAAGTTACTGCTGAGAATCTTGCACGTAAAGCTGGAATTACTACTATCGTTACAAATTTGGGGTGATACGAATGTCAAATTACAGAGCAATTGGGCCATTCAATGTTCCTATGTTTCTATTCATTCCTGAAACGAAAATTATCAAAGGCGTTGTCAAAAAAGTTTATCCAACTGAAGGTGAATTGATTCATTGCTCTTTCAAAACATTTGGAGGAACCGAGATAAAAAGCAATGACGTTCTCGCTATTGAAGACACTGCTGTAATTGAAACTTGGTACCGGCCTGATGTCAAAGCTGATTGCATTATGAAAGACATTGCAGGAATATCTTATGAAATTCTTGGAACGCCTGAAGATATCAACCAACGACATCAGTGCTTAAAGTTCAAAATACGTAAAGTTGCAGGTGGTGCATAATGGCAAAAAAGAATCGAATCGGTTTACAGTTTTCTGGCTGGCAGGAACTTATGAGAGGAATTGACAAAGTTGCGGGTGAAGAAGGATTGAAAAAAGCAACTGAAAGTGCTTTGAAATCGTCCAAGAATTATGTCAATCAGCAAGTAAATGCTCTTATGGTAAAAAGCAACATGCCGGCTCGCGGTAAGTATTGGCGAGACGGTGAAACGAAAGCAGCATTGAGAAAAGATATGACAGTAACTTGGAGTGGTTTTACTGGTGAAATCAAAATAGGTTTTGATTTGGAAAAATCAGGCCTAAAGTCAATTTTCCTAATCTATGGTACACCACGAATGAATCCTGTTCCTGGCCTAAAAGATGCATTTTACGGTAGGAAAACCAAAATAGCAATCACACACTTACAACGAGAAGCTATCGAAAAATGGATTGAGAGGAACCTATAATGGAAGATTTATTGATTCAAATTTTGTCAAGCTTCGGGTTTCCAGTAAGACGTCAAGGTAGTTTCTTGGAAGATGAACCTTATCCAAATGATTTCTTTACATTTTGGAATTCTGCTGCAGACGGTGAAGCATTTTATGACAACGAAGATCGTTCGACCGAATATGAGTACGACGTTAACTTCTATTCTGTTGACCCAGATAAGCCCTATGAGATTTTGCGACAAGCAAAAAAGATATTACGTAAAAACAATTTTGAAGTCTGGGGTGATGCCCATGATGTAATGAGCGATGAATCTACACATGTTGGCAGAGGCTTTACAGTTTCGATTTTGAAAATAAATGAGGAGGACTAACTATGGCAAGTAACGTAGGAAACGCATTTGAATTTCGTGGGGTCGAAGATTTATTTTTTGCCCACGTTACAGAAGATAGCGAGGCGAATTTCACGACCACAGCACCAAAACGGCTGGCGTATGTGGCAACTATCGCAAAAGAAGTAGAATCGTCCAGCGAAACACATTACTACGACGACAAAGGAATGATTGCGATTACTGCAAAGGGTGCAGAAACCTACACTCTGACAGTTGCACCGCCTGCACTTGGTATTTTGGCGGAAATTACTGGACAGGCGTTTGACGCAACAAAAGGAATGTTGATCGAGGGTTCGATTACACCTCGACAGTTTGCAATTGGTTACAAAACAAAGGGAACAGATGGTTTCTGGCGGTTTGTTTGGAAATACAAAGGCGTGTTCACAATTCCATCAGAAGAAGTCAATACGGAATCCGATGAAATCAACACAACCAACATGGAACTGACGTTTACAGCCGTCAACACTATTCATAAATTTCCATATCGTGATGACGCAGAAGCAGCGGCAAGCGACAGCGGCGTAACGCTGAACCAGTCTATTTCTGGCATTGTGGTTGACGAACGTTATGGACGTGCTGACAATTTGGATGATTGGTTTACAAAGGTAATGACACCAGAAGACGTTACAATAAAGGCAGGACAATAAAAATAATAGGTATACCGTGTGAGAAATTTCTCACACGGTATTGCCAAAATAAGAAAGGGGTTTAACCTTATGGAAATGAAATTGAACATTTATAAAAATGGCAAAATTGCCAAAACATATACTGCCTCAGAATTTGATTTGATGTGGGGAACTGTTGAAGATTTACTGAGCATTGTTGATGTCGATAAACTCGATGATGCTGTGGCAATTGGTAAAGCAGTCATTGCGGTATTACCTCAGGTTAAACCGCTTTTAAAACAGATTTTCCCAGGCATTACTGATTCTGAAATTCGTAATACGAAAACGAAAGAATTGGTAAGTGTTTTCATCAAAGCATTTACATATGCAATTTCTGAGATTGCTACTCTTGGAAATAACTCGGGAAACTGATTGAGGACGGAGAGCAGACGTCCTTATATGATATGTTGTTCGACATATCCATTTCACTATGTGAAAGATTTCACAGTCTAAATCCAATTATGATTCGCAGTTATCAAGCGCATGAAGTTGTAGTACTCATGCGCCGTACTGTTGATTATGGAAAACGACAACGTAAGCCGAAAAGAATTATGAAGCCTGCTCCCGACACGTGGTTCTAAGGAAGTGAGAACATGGCAAGAAATACTGAAACCACAACTAAATTTAAAGTTGACATCAGTGAACTAAAAAGTAGTTTACAAGATGCAAATAGACAAATTGCATTGACCAATTCTGAGTTCAAAGCTGCTACTGCAGGAATGGACGATTGGAGTAGTTCAGCAGACGGTTTAAATGCAAAAATTACACAACTTAAAAATGTCAATCAGAATTATTCAAAAATTTTGGACGAAATTCAAAATAAATATAATGACGTAGTTCGAACTGAAGGTGAAAATTCAGAATCTGCTCAAAACCTTCAAATTAAAATGAACTCATTAAAAGCAGCCATCAAAGGAAATGAGGCAGCAATCTCAAAATACGAGAAAAGTTTGGATGAGCTTGAGAGAGGATCAGATAGCTCTGCAAACGGTACAGACGAACTAGGAGATGCCTTAGAAGATGCCGGAGATTCCGCCAAAAAAGCAGAGAAAGAACTTGACGGAGCAAACAAAAAAATCAAGGAAACTGGCGATAATTCAAATGAATCAAGTGGAAAGCTAAAAGGTTTTCTGGGTGCATTAGGCAAAGGAGCTATTGCAGGTCTTGGTGCAGCGATTACTGGTTTGGCAGGTGGTTTAGTTGCTGCCACAGAAAGCTCGAAAGAATTCAACGACAACATGGCAAAATTGTCAAGTGCTGCAAAAGATGGTGGCTATTCCGCAGATTTCGCTGAAAAAAGTTTCCAAAATATGTATGGTGTTTTAGGTGATGAAACCGCTGCAAATACCACCGTATCAAACTTCATGGCGATGGGTACTAGTACCGAGAATTTGAACAGTTTACTGAATTCTTCTGCAGGTATTTGGGCGAAATATGGTGATTCGATTCCACTTGATGGTTTGGCTGAGTCTGTCAATGAAACTGCTAAAGTTGGACAAATTACTGGTAACTTGGCGGATGCCTTAAACTGGGCAGGAGAAAATGAAGACGATTTTAATGCAAAATTGGCAGCGTGTAGTGATGAACAACAGCGACAGCAATTGATTGTTGACACGTTGAATGGTTTGTATGGTGACCTCGGCAAAGAATACAAGAAAAACAACAAGGCAATGATTGACTTGAACACTGCACAATTGAGCATGAAGCAAAGTATTGCAGATATTGGCACAGCGTTCACACCTGTTCTTGCAATGTTTACCCAATTTGGGGCTGGAATTCTTGCTGACATCGTTCCAGACGTTGAGAACCTTGCGAGTGCTTTCACAGATTTGGTAAACGGCGTTACCGGAGCAGGAGAAAAAATTGGCTCATCTGTCGGAAATATTATCACATCACTTGTGACAACTATCACAAACATTCTTCCAACAGTAGCAACAGTTGGCGTTGAAATTATCCAAAGTATCATTGGTGGTATCACAGAAAGTTCTGGTGAAATTTTATCCGCTGCAAGTGAAATTATCATGACACTTGCAAATGGTATCGTAATGATTGCACCACAACTTTTGACGAGCATTATTACGATCGTAGCACAGATAATTCAGGAAATAATCACACTTGCTCCACAACTTTTGAGTGCTGCTATGCAGTTGTTCCAAGGACTTATTACTGCATTGACAGAAATAGACCTCGGAACAACATTGTCCAATCTTATTACATCACTTGTAACGATGTTGACAGAATCAACACCAGAACTTTTTGCAGGTGCGACAACTCTATTTAATGCGATTGTACAAGCCGTGCCAGAACTATTAAATCAATTACTCCCTGTGCTGCCTACAATCATTGACAGTATTACAAATTTTTTGGTTAGTGCGTTGCCGGATATTTTGGCTGCTGCACAAACAATGCTAAATGGATTGATCGATGCATTGCCGCTTGTTATTCAGGTGTTAACGACATCGCTGCCTGATATTATCCATTCAATCGCAAATTTTTTGGTTCAGAGTGTACCGCAAATTTTAGATGCTGCAATTCAACTATTCAACGCTTTGGTGGAGGCATTGCCACAGATTATTCAAAGCCTTGTTGCAGCATTACCAACTATCATTTCTGCAATTGTGCAGTTTTTGATGGATGCAGTTCCACAACTTTTGAGTGCTGCACTTAATTTTCTTGGTGCAATTGTTAGGGCTATTCCTACGATAGCACAAGATTTGATTGTTGCAGTACCACAAATCTTAAATGCGATCATTGAGGGTCTTGCACCACTCGCAGAAAAAATTGGTGAAAAACTAACTGAAGCGTGGAATAAATTCACTGAATGGTGCGGGGAAATGATTATTCAGGCAGGAATTGCGATGCTAGAATTTATCAATACAATTGATTCGTGGCTGTCTGATTTACCTGGAAAAGTTTGGGAGTGGCTGTCAAATGTAATTAGTAATGTAGCTTCATGGGCAGCAGATATGGGAGCAAAAGCAAGTCAAGCTGCAAGTGATTTTTTCAACAATATCGCAAACAGGATTCAGGAATTGCCTGGTGAATTTTGGAATTGGTTGTCAAATATCATAAGTAATGTCACAACATTTGCAAGTAATCTTGGAAGCAAAGCTTCTGAAGCTGCCAGAAATTTATGGGATAACCTTGTAGATGGCATTAGTGGTTTGCCAGATGAAATCTACAACATAGGCTCAAACATCGTAGAAGGCTTGTGGAATGGTATTGGAGATATGGCAGGATGGATTTATGACAAAATTTCTGGTTTTGGTGAAGGTGTTCTTGACACCTTAAAGGGATTTTTTGGCATTGCATCTCCTTCGAAAGTCATGCGTGACCAAATCGGGCAATTTCTTCCTATGGGTATTGCCGAAGGTATTGAGGATAAAACAAAATCAGCAGTTAACGCAATGAAAAAATCTGCCAAGAAAACATTGGATGCTGCAAAAGGTGCAGTTGCAAATGTATCTAATGACTTAAATGTTGGAACAAATGGCATTGCAAATGGAAATACCAAAATTGTAAATACATACAATTTTAACCAAACAAATAATTCACCAAAAGCTTTGTCAAGATACGATATCTATAGACAGTCCAAAAATTTATTAAGCGCTAAGGAGGTTTAAGTCGTGTATTTCGTAAAAACAAAAACAATTGATTTCACTAACAATCCAAATTTTTACATTTACAAAATAGACGGATTAGCTCCTCCTTCAGCTGCTTTGAATTTTTCCACTATCGCAAATGTAGACGGTAAAACATATAATTCTGGTCGAATCAATGAAAGAAACATCGTATTATATATTAAATTATTGCCAGACGTTGAAGCAAATAGAAATATATTGTACGAACATTTTCCAGTTGGACAACAGATTCGATTATTTTATAGAAATGGAATTCATGACGTTTACATTGATGGTTATGTTGAATCGTTTGAATGTGATTTCTTCGTGAATAATGAAGTCGCTCAAATATCTATTATTTGTAACGATCCATATTTTAGAGGCATCAAAAAAGAAAATGTCGTATTGTCTGTTTCTGAAGGTAGATTTGAATTTCCATTTTCAATCAATGTCGGTGAACCTATTCCTATTTCAGAACGAAATTATGGGACAATTGGAACGATCAATGCAGGACCAATTTCCACAGGTATCATTGTTGAGTTTAAGGTAATCGGCTCAACCGTTTTGCATCCTTGGTTTACAAATCTAACATCACACCAAACGATGAAATTGACTGGTACAGACAGTGTTTTGAATTTTGATGAAAAAATCACAGTAAACACTAATAAGCATCATTTGTCAATTATCAAAACGTTTGCTGATGGAACAACAAAAAATATTTTAAACACTATGGCTGAAGGCTTTGAATGGGTGCAATTATTGCCTGGCAATAATCGTTTGACTTATGGTGCAGATGAGAAACCTGAAAACTTAATCGTTACCGTAACCGTCGAAAAACTATTGTTGGGGGTGTAATAATTGGAATTATATATTCTCGATAAATCGTTCAAAACCGTTGCCGTTATAGACCAATATTCTTCTCTAATTTGGACGAGACGATATTGGGATGTAGGCGATTTTGAGATATATCTTCCTGCTGATTCTGCGTTGTTGGAATACTTGCAAATCGGCTATTATGTTTTCCGTGAAGAATGCGAGTGCGTAATGATGATTGAACACATCGAAATAAAGACCGATGCGGAAAACGGTAACTATTTCACAATTTCAGGACGTAGCGCTGAAAATATCCTATCTTATAGAGTTATTGCAAATGCAGGAGGGTTTGGAACTGACAGACCATCAGCAATGTGTCATTTTTTGATATACCTTGAAGCAAAAGGCATGGCTGCAAAATATGCTGACCGTGAAATTGACATTATCAAAAACGTTGGACTGCTCGACGGAGAAGATAATCTCACGATATGGAATACCTTTCGGTATCAAAACTTACTTGACACTGTTTTTAGTTTGTGCAAGCAATATGGATTCAGTTTTAAATTTGTGTTAACAAACGAAAAAGACGGTTTTGACGTTATATTTTTTAGAGGGATTGATAGGACACTTGGACAAACAGAAAATCCACCGATTATTTTTTCTCCAAAATACTACAACCTAATCAATACTGACTATGTTTTGGATTCAGAAAGTAATAAGACAATGGCTTTTATTGCCGGAGAAGGTGAAGGAGACGCTCGTTCAGTCATTTGGACGCACAAGACGTGGAACTCTGCAGATGAACATAAAGTGCCAAAACAGTTAGACCGCCGTGAAATTTTTGTAGATGCAAGAGACTTGCAGAAAAAGAAAGACGATGGAACTTATTACACCGACAATGAATATGCAACAATATTAAGACAGCGAGGAAAGGAAAAATTGTTTGAAACTGGCATCATCGAAGGACTGTCAGGAGAAGTTGACACAACACTGCAATTTATTTATAGACGAGATTGGGACTTGGGCGACTTGGTAAGCGTAGAAAACGAATATGGCATGACAGCAACTGCTCGTATTTTGGAAGTCATCGAAGTAGATGATGAGAGTGGTTATAAAGTTACACCTACATTTTCAGAATGGGAGATGACTTAATATGTTAGTTTCTGGTTTTTTTGATAGTATCAACCACGACCGAACTTATAGTGCAAAAGATTTTTCAGATTATTTCGAAGGTTTGATTTCCGATGGCATTTATGCTGGAGTTGGAAAGGAATTTAAGGTTTCAGCTGACGGTTCTGGCATGACAATTAAGGTAGATACAGGACGAGCCAAAATCTTAAATCGTTACGTGCGGAATACAGATATTTTGGAAATTGAAATCGATGCCGCAGATTCGACTAATCCAAGATGGGATGCGGTTTGTGTTTCTGTCAATCTCGATGAAGCATATCGGAGTGGTTATGTTGACATTCACAAAGGTACTCCTGCAACTGATCCACAAAAGCCTGACGTACCTGATACAAATGCAGCAAAGTTATTTGTACTTGCATACGTCTATGTTCCTGCACAAGCCACAGAGATTGTACCAGAAAATATTAGCGACAATAGAGGAGCAGCAAACTGTCCATATGTTGTTGGTATCACTGGAACGGAAAATATTGTGAATGTCGTGCAGGAAGCTGCAACAAATGCACAAACGCAAATTGCTGCATCTGCAACGAACGCACAATCACAAATTTCTGGATTTGTTACGGATGCACAATCAGAAGTAAATACTTTTGTTACAAACGCACAAACGCAGGTCGACACTTTTTTGACTGATTCTGAAACAGATCTACAAAACTTGGAAACTAATTTCAACACTTGGTGGGACAACCAAAAGCAAAACAAAATCAAACTGTTAGAGGATACAACACAATATACTGTTACAAACGGAAACGGTGACGTTCCTGTATCAAAAGACAGATACTCATTGGACGATGAAGTCGCTGGGAAAGCAGTTGCAAACGTGTATAAAAACGGATTATATTTGACTCGTAACGTAGATTATACAATGCGATATACGGACACTTTCACTTATTTTGTACTAACAACCGTAAATGATGGTGACAAAATCACGATTCAGATTCTGAAAATTTCATCATAAATTAAAAAGAGCTCCTCAATCGAGGGGCTCTTCTTTTTGCCATTCTTCAAGTGTTCTGAAATCGTCTTCTTCTTTGATTGCTTTCACTTCTGTTTCTTCATCTAGTCCAATTAGTAGCTGTTGATGGATTTCTTCAATTTCTTTTTGGATATTGTCCAAGCGTTCTAACAATCGTTTGTAGTCAATTGCCATAAATATCACCTCGTGGTCCAATTTTAATTACTTTGATTATATCATCCTCAATGTAGAATCGCACTCGATAATCATCAACACGCAGTCGATAATCACCACTATTTCCTTTTAGTTTTTTGATATCACCTTTTGGAATATTATTGATTGCACGCTCGATTTGTTCTCGTTTTGGACGATGCAACTTCTTCCAATATTTATATGCTTGCTTCGAATATTTGACCTCCATGTTCTCACCTCTCTTTCATATTCTTATTATACAACGATTGTTGTAGGAAGTACACAAAAAGTCATCAAGAACTTTGTGTATTTTGACTATGTACAAACTACAACAATTGTGGTATAATAATAACTG